CGCTGTTCGCCTTGACCTGCTCTGTCTGAAGGCGAGTGTTTGCAATAGCCTGATCCGAACCTGCCTTGATCTGCGCGGCCTGTACGTGCGGATCTTGCGGCTGATGCGCTTTCGCAGCCATCGCCTGCTTGTACTCGTCCGAGTCAGGGTCCATGGCGTACTGCGTCGGGTTTTCTTCGCCGAGCAGGTGCGCCATCTTCCTGAACGTCTCGTAAGCCTGCTTCGGGCCGACCAGACCGAACGCGGCCAGTTCCTTTTGCGCCTGACCGAGCATCATCACGTTCGCGCGCGCTTCCTCGCGATTGCCCGAGCCGAGACCCACGTTCACGCTGACCTGTGTACGTTCGCGCCAGTCGCCGGGATTCACGTCTACCCAACGATTCGTCAGCCGCAGCGTCATCGGCTTGTCCTGATGGCGCATGAGCAGCTTGTGGATCTTCGTGAATACCTCTTTGACGCCCTCGGCAAGCAGCCGCGCCACGAGTTCGACCTTCATCGCAGCCGCCGACATCGCCGCAAGCTGGCCGCCCTTCGTCACGTCCTGCAATGCATCAGCATCGACGCCCATCGTGTCCTTGCCGATGCCGGTGCGCATTTCGCGCTGCAAGTCGCAGTATTCGAGCGCCGGCAGGATCTGCTGCATGAGGTTCGACGGCTGCTGGAAAGGCACGATGTTGTCTGCAACCGGACCATCCACGCGGATAATCCCACCCGGCCGCGACGTGAGTAGATCCTGCACGTTCACATTGCGCCAGTTCACCGCAGTGCGCTGGTTATTGCTGATGTAGATGTTGTCCAGCGCCTGGCGGAACAGCGTCGTCTTGATGACCTGCAAGTCATACAGCAGATCGTAGTAGCTGATCCCGACGTGGCGATGCGGCATGCGCACCGGCGAGCAATACGAATAGCTGACTTCCTCGACCTCGTCGTTGTCGAGAACCTTGTCGCCGCCCACCATCACGCGCCGCAACTCAGCGATCCCGTCGCCGTCGTAGTCCACACGGATAAACACCGTGCGCAGCGTCACAAGCTGGCTCGCCGGGTCTGTCGGTTCTTCCTCGCTCAACTGGTCCGTGACCTCGTTGCGCGCGAGTTCGATCAGGTCGAGCCACGACGGCTGAGCCTTGGTGATCGAATCGACCATATCGGCCGGGAATCCCATTTCGCGCAGTTCGGAGCGCGGCACCTTGCGTTCGTGCTCGGAGAATGGCGAATCGTCCAGACCATGCCGCGCCTGCGGAGAAATACGCATTTCTTCGGGCGGCACGCATTCGACGCAGATGCGGCCGACGTTGCGCGTGCGGCGAAGCTTGATGTCGAACGCCGGCTGCGGCTGCGGTCCTTGCGGGCCAACGATGAGGATGGTTTTTTCTTCCTGCTCCAGAATCTCGATCTCATCCTCGGTCTGCAGCAGTTCCGTGACCTCGATTTCCGTCAGGCCGGTGTAACTCTCGACCGACGACTTGCGCTCCTTCAGCCAGTACGTGTTGATGTACCCGTTGCGCAGCAGCAGCGCGTCCTTGAAGAAGTCGTGCAGGATGAAGAAGCCGGGATTCTGCTTCATGAACACGTGGTTCACGACTTCCGTCTCGATCTCGGCCTGCGCGTCGTCGCCCTCTGACTCGGGATCGAACTGAACAGGCTTGCCGTTGCCGACAAACATGCGCATGAGCGTCGGCATAATCCATTCGACCGTATCGCGCAGCTCAGGCAGCACGATCTGCGACCTGTCCTCGACCTCGTTACCGATCGGACGCGCGAAATAGGCGTTCAGCGCGTTGTAGCGGTCGATTTCGAGCGTCGTCATCTGCTGGCCGGCCGGCTTGATGCTGCCGCCCACAGACGGGCCGGTCGAGACGTTCGAGCCGAGCGACGATTTTTCGTACTGGCCGATTAAAGCCAGCAGTTCTTCGTCGTTCATGCGCTGCTTAGCCATTGCTGTCCTTGGGTTTCGGGCCGGGCTTGCCGCGCTGTTCCAGAGCGGTCAAGCGGCGCACAATGTCCAGCTTGTCGAGCGGCAAAGGATCACCAGAACGCAGAATCGAAAGCTTCTCGATCTGACGCTTCAGTTCCCCCACTTGATTCTCAAGGTCCGCGACTTTCGCTTCCAAAGCGATGCTCATCAGGAATTTCCTTTCTTGTGGCTCGGCAGCACGCGGAATAATCCGCTCAAATCACGCCCAGCTTCGGATAAACGAGCGGCTTCATTTCCACCGGCTCTGACCAGATCACCATGCCAAGCCCGAACGCATCGCTTCCGTGGCTCGACCAGTCATGCTCAGGGCCAAGCCCGATGCCGCGTTCCTGGTCGCGCTTTTCGTGATACCAGCCGAGCGCTGCACGTCCCGCTTCGGTCGTCATTTCGTTGAACCTGACCTGCGGGAACAGCACGCGAGCCCGCTCAATACGCGCCATCGCAGCGCCTTTGCCCTGATTCGGGACGACTGTCACCGAATAGCCGGCCTTCTTCAGCGCCGACTCATACGACACGTCATAAACCTTGTCCTGCGTCGATCCATCGTGCGGAAGCCAGAACTGCGCTCTATCGGGCGTGTAGCCTTGAGCACGGCACCAGGCAATGTGCGCATCAACAGGCTGCCCAACGGCTTCGTAGTAGTTCACAACGCGTATCTCGCGGCCGATGAACTGCATAGCCCAGATCGAGAACGCATCAGCACGCGCGCCAGTTCCGCCGATGTCGCATATCAGGCGGATCGTCATCAGCGGATCGGCCGGGAAGAAGCCGATGCGGCCTTCCTCTTTCGCCTTCTGCAAGTGCCTGGCGAAGTACGCGCCCTCAAGCGCCGTCACGTAGCCGCCTTCCCAGATGTGGTCGTACTGCTCGGGCCGTTCTTCCAAGTCGCGCTGTCTGTCGCGCTCCAGCTTGGCCGGAAACTTCGGGTTGTCGCGCCAGTTCAGTTCCACGCCCTTAATGCGGGCATCCGAACTTCCGCGGAATCGCTTCTCGACCGGCGCTGCCTTGCGCTTCGGGTTCCACGTTACCCACAACTCAGCGTTCCAGCCTTCGCCTTCCTCACGCAGCGTAGGAATCAGCGTCGTCCACGCTTCGTCTGTCACCGGCTCGGCTTCGTCCACCCAGCACACGAGAATCCGGCCTTTCGACTTGATGCTCGCAATGTTCCGGTCCAGCCCGGCGAACACAAACGAGATTCGACCGTCGCGCGACTTGATGTAGTTGTCGCCGATGTCGTAATAAGACTTCAGGAACGGTTCATCTTCGATTGCCCGCTTGCACTCTTCCAGCGAGGAATCCAAAAGCGAGTTCATGAACTGCCGGGCGCACAGCAGAATCCCGCTGATGCCCGACATACCGAAGATGTAGCCCTTTACCGCAACCATCTTGGCGAAGCTGCGCGTCTTGCCACTGCCGCGGCCACCGTGGGCGTACCGAACGTCTGCCTCGCCGGTGAAGATCGGCCGCAGCTTACTCGGCAGCTTGACCTGAGCCGTCGTCATCAAGGTCAACCAGTTCGATGCGTGTCACGAGCGGCCCACCGTCCGCACCTGTGATTTCGGCTTGGACGCTAGACAGCTTTGCATGTATGTAAGGCGCCGCATCGCGAGCGAATGAAGCCGCGGTCTTGAGATCGCCAGCGTCGCGCGCGGAATTCATCGCCTCTAGCATCACCTCGAGCGGCGTAATCCCGCCTTGCAAAGCCTTTTCCGCAACCTCTCGCGTCTTCTGCGTCACAGCGCCCGGCTTCCTGCCGGCGCCTTCTCTTTTCCCGCCTCGGGTCATTTTGATTTCCTTTGATTAAGTTCTAGGAAATCAAAAGCTCGACGCCATGCCGACGCACAGCTTTCTTAACCGCTTCCGCCCCGCAATCACTGACGAGCCCGCGAATCGTATGAAGCAGCAAATGCGTGACATCGCGCTCAAGTACAAACAGATTCCCGAACTTGTTGTATTCCCTCAGCGCTCGAGACAGCGCCGGCGAAATCTTCAAGAGACTGCTGAGCGACCAAGAAGTCTTCTTCTGGCGAATTGCTCGGGGAATCCAAACGCCGCCCGGCGCAATGTTTGTCAAGTTCTCAAGACCGATGCTCGAGATCAGGTCTTTCTCAACTGCGTATGCTTCTGCTTCATCGCGGAACCGCTCGATGATTTCCTTTTCAATCTGAAGTCCCGCGGCCCAGATTTCGCGGATCAGCTCGCACTTTGGCGAATGAACTCCCTTCTCGGCCTCTTTCTCGTGAGCGTCAATCCTCTTTCCCTGGCCCTTGCCGATGTAGAAGATCTCGCTCGAACGAGGATCGCGGAGTTCGTAAACGTAATATTTCGCTTCAGGCATATCGAGCCGCATCCCTTTCGGGGTAGCGCTCCTAGTGAATGCGCCGTATCCAGCGCCAAAGCGTCGCCGCTCCCATGATTACTGCTGCGAATGCCGCAGCAAGTACAAATCCGATCAGCCAGCCCAGTCCGATGCCGATCAGTTCGGCAGCGACGCGAGACTTGTTCACGAGCCCATCTTTTCCCAGGCATCATGCGAGCCCGGATGCTTTGAATCGTTGTGCGTCGCCGTGCGTTGACCGCGCTCGGGCATCTTCTTCTTGCCCATCGGAGGCGGAGGAGCCTTCGGCACCGGTTTCGTCTTGCTCGTGAACTTGGCCATGTCAGGCTCCAGAAATGTATGATCGACCCACCTGTGGCGCATAACAGAAGTGCGCCCAGTCGGTGAAAGCCTGCGACGGCGTAAATCCCCAACCACAGCCTCGCACGCCACGCATTGCACACGCCCAGTTACCCCTTAGCATGCGAATGTGAGGTATACGCTGACCGCGGATCATTTCTTCTTCCGCAGGTAGGTCAGATAGTCAGCGCCTTGCTCAGCGTCCCAGAAGATTTTGACCAGATCGGGATGCGTCGCCGGCAGCTTCGGGTTAATCACTGTCACCGCACATGGCGAGATATGCTGGTCCTTGAATCCTCTCTCGCGCGCGTACCGGTCGAATATCTTGTAGCTCGCGATCTGCACCGCGTGCATCGTGATTCCGCTGTCAGGATCCTTCAGCACGCCATAGCCTGAAACGTGCTTATGCCCACAGATAGCGACGTGGTCACGAATCCCCATGTGCAGAGCCTTGGTCGGCCCATGCGCGGGGTTGTACATCGAATGCCCCGCAAAGTCGTGCCGTGCGTTGATGCGCACAACTGCCTTGTTGGGGAAGTTCAGCGCCAGACGAACCTCGCTGTCCTGATACAGAGCCCCAGCCTGCTGCGTAATCCAGCGGATCGGATCGCCGCTACCCGACCAGGCGTCGTGATTGCCGCCAATCAGATATAGCCATGGAACGCCATTCAAGAACCATTCTGCGAGCTGCCACGCCTCTGCGGCGCTCGTGCTCTGGTCTGCGTACAGCCTTGCGAGGCGGCCGACCCAGTTATTCGTCGTGTCCCCGATGTTGGCGCCATATAGGCCCTCCACCTTGCGGCAGAGTTCCATGTGCCGCTCAACCAGGCTCAGATCGGTGCCGTCGTCGTCCACGTGCGGATCGCCGAAGTGCAGAATGCCGATTGGCCCGTCGATCTTGATCTTGACCTGAATCAGCCCGCGCGTTTCTTCGTGCTTCTTCTTCTGGCTGTATTGCTGCTTGCGGCGCTCGATCAGTTGCTCGATCGGCACATGCACCGGCTCGGGGTGCTTGATTTCGAATTCCTGCGTCTTGATATGCCCCACATATCGCCCCGCCTCGGCTGCCTTGAGACGGTCGGTATATGTGCTAGGAGCCATCCCCAGCGCCACCGCCGCGGCAGCTTTCGTGCCGTGAATCTTGTACGCAGTCAGAACCTCATGCGCCTGCTCTGCGG